CCGAGGGCTGGCAGCTGCCAGTTTCTCCAGTGTTTTCATGGAGATGGGATTGATACCCCCCTCTATTCTCATGAGTAGAAGGATTGATAGGGCCTGGAGGTGGGCCTGAAAGCCTGACTGTGGGATTAGGTGGCTGGTGGCTAGGAGCAGTCTGCCGAAAAGTCCCGGTCTGCGTGACTTTTTGCTACATAAAAAGAAGTAGTACATGAGATTAGGAGACATTAGGGTCCTAGAGATTAGGTACCAGGGGCGGCCCATGTTGCCTGCCCGGAGGAGTGCCCGGCGGAGTGTCCTGGCCGCCACCTTCTCCGCCCTGTAGACGTTGCACCAGAGAGCGAGGCCCATCATCATGTCCTTGCTGATATCTGAGGCCGAGTGTAGGGGGTGGCAGTCGTGGTCAGGAGAACGGAACCATTGCCCTGGCTCCCCCTCGAAGGAGGACAGCTGGGCATCGCCACAGGCACCGGCTGATTGACCAATGGCCGTGAACAGGAGTCCGTCGCAGCCCGGCATCACACCGGTACAATGCGCCCGGTATAGGAGGTACTTGTCTACTACCTGATGGGAGTCCAGGTAATCGGGGCGATTTGGCCTACTGGTAAGGCCGCCCCCTGTAAGGATGTATCTAATAGTAGATAGCATAATAGTTAATAATTAGTAAGCCCAAGTTGGTTTTGACTCTAATTCAACATCACCCGTAGCGGAATAAGCGGTCGTACTCAAGTCGCTGCTTAATGTTATTTGTCCGGTATTAGGAGTCGCTAACCCTCTACCGTAGTTTCCACCGGGATAATTTGTAACAGCTTGAAAAAAGTTCGCCACATTTTTGAATATTACACCATTAACTGTGATTGTAAGACCAGTTGTTGATGTTGCAGTTACTCTGAAATTAAATTTTAGTCTCCAAGTGCCGTTAGACATTTGGTATGGGACAAAAACCGCTCTTGTAGTAGCTAAACCTGTTCCTGAAAGTGTTGGAGCAATTCCACCGTTGTATGTTGTCCCGTCGCCAAGATATTGCATCAACCCAAGTTTAGTATTTCCAGCGTAATTATCAGCGGAATCAATCAGCGTAATATTTGCAGGAGCAATCGGAAACCCAACCGCTGCGCCGCCGGAGACTTTGCGGACGCGCCAGTATTGAGTTGTTGGCCACGCAGCTGTCGTTGCTCCACCATATGTCGTGTCATTGAATGGTCCTGTGTTACCAAAAATGACATAAATATCGGTTGTGTTAATTGGTGTATTATTAACGCCAATGCCATAAGTTTTAGCATTCTGATAATTGAATGCACATACTGAAGAAATTCTTGTCCCAGCGGCATTATAAAAAGTTGCTCCGTTTTGTGTCGTTAACGGAGTCCAATTTATTCTGTCGGTAGATAATTCCAAAACTAGAGAATCTGTTGAAAGAATTGGAGTTGTAAATCTTATTTTGTAACGAGTGGTACTATCATTCAAAGCACTGTTTTTTGTTACGTTAGGAATTAAGGCTCCTGATGACCCGGTAACCATGCCTGTATCATAAGCCGTACCAGTAGCTACACCGCCACTTCCGTCATTACTCGCATACTCCTCAACCGCTCTATCGGCCATGGTGACATTACTTGACCAGCCCACGACAGGAACAGATGCAACCACTCTGACATTAAGTGTCGCATTACTAATTGGGTAGAATGTACTGCCCCACTCGCCTTCACCGGCTTGGTAAATTCCACTAAGAAACAATCTTGTAGAATCGTAAACCTGTACGCCAAATACTGCCCTATTTGTTGCATTGAATATTGTCGCTGAACCGATGACAGGAGAATTCGCAGGAAGTTTACTAGTATCAATAGACAGTCCAGAAGGTAGCGAAATCAGGTAAGTTCCCGTTCCAGCACTTCCTGCCCCTGTCTGAATGATATTGTAATTTAGTTCAATCTTATCACCAACTTGCCGGTAGTACGCAATGTTGGTTGTTGTTGTGCCAACCGTAGGATTTGCAGTAACGCCAGTAATTGTTGGAACGTAACTTCTGGATTGGTCAGTTATAGCTGTCCCGGTCATGATGCTGCTAGGACCGACTACCAGGGCATCTATACGCATGCTAGTGTTGTTAGCGTTCCTGAGGATGCGCAGGGCATACTTATCCCCAGCCGTGCTGCTAGGTATGAAGAAGCCTCTAAAGGTCGTCGTACCAGTTGGAACCTGAGCACTGTTAGGAGTGGTGGCTGAGGCTATTCCGGCAATAGGAATCCTCTCCTGCAAGACGTTGCTGGAATTATAGCGAGCTATGTAGGTCTGTACATCATCAGCTGCACCGACTCCAGTGACAGCAAAGGAGACTGCCATTGCTTTTCCGAGGTCGATACCATCCAGAGAAAAGAGAGGTGTCTCAATGAACTGACCATTACTAGCAAAGGCAATCAGATAGTTATTAGTTGGCCGAAGTGAGGTATCAGCTGAGACTGATATAAGGTTAGCTACTGCACTGCTGCTACCAAAGAAGGTAGGATTAAGGCGAGTAGAAGATGCAAGTACGTCACCAACAGACTGTTGAACACTGATAGCACTGTCAGCATCATACTGGTCTTGAAGGTAGTTCTTACCTACTCCACCGCCTGTACTAGCCCAGCTAACGTCCGTACCATCTGTCCTAAGAAAACGATTGTTATTACTGGTCTGTGTTGGAAGGAGTGCGTTTCTTGCTGTTTGTGCAGTTGTCTGGCCTGTGCCGCCCTGTCCTATGGAGAGAGCTGTAGTCAGTCCTGAAAGGGAAGTAATATCGCTATTGCTACCGCTAGATGCTTTACCGTTCAGCTGTGTTTGAACATCGCTTGTAACAGTATTAATGTACTGAAATTCTGTATTAGTAACACTACCGTCTGCAATCTTTGTGGCATCAATCCCGGTAGGTAAGTCACTGGCCGCAAGGGCAGCCCCTGCTGTTACCAGACCCTTGGCATCGTAGGTAATCTTTGTATTGGTGGCACCAGTAATGGCAGCGTTTTCATCTACCTTGGCATCCAATTGTGTTTGAATAGCTGAAGTTACACCATTCAGATAATCAAATTCAGTATTACTAACTGCTCCTGAACTGAGTTTTGCTGCATCAATTCCTGTTGTCAGGTTACTATTGCCAGCTAGGGCACTGGTTACAATTCCACTAGCATCCCGAAGAAGTACCTTATTAGCGTCTGCCAGTACAGTTTTTATTGCGGTTACAGGCAGGTCCTGGACTGTATTATTATCACCGTCAATCGTCTTGTTAGTAAGGGTCTGGGCCGTGTCTTCCAATACCACTGTCTCGGTGGCCAGTATTGCATCAGGAATTGTGATGGTAACGGCGGAGATTGTCTGCTCAGCTGGGGTAATGGTAACGGTATCATTACCCGGTGTCCGGAATATTAGGTTAACTAATTCAGCTATACTTCCAAGGAGTTTCATTTCTAGGCTATCCTTTTAACGAGCACGGTGAGGCCGCTTCCTGATGGGGCCACACTGGCCGTAAGTGTTATTGTATTAGTGTCAGTTCTCACTACGCTATCCAGGTAGACGGTCTCGTAGGTAACATTATCGAATACCTCAACCATTACATTTCTACTTCCCAGACTATGAGAGACTATCTTGGTGGTTCCAGCTACCCAGGTATCAGAGAATCCGTTTCCGGCCAGGGTAACAATATCAGCTAGGGTAATCTTTTTCAAGGCGTTACTGGATGCGCTGTCAGCAATCAGCAGGATATCGGTGGCGATTGGGCTAGCCTTGGCCGTGGCCTGAACGGGGGATACGCTAAGTATGCCACCCGATTCCGCTATGCCTGAGACGCTATTAATAAGGCCCTGTGGCAGGACGGTGACAGAGAATGAGGTGCCGGAGATATAGTCCAGCTGGGCCGTGGCGGTATCGGCTACCAGGGCACCGACTGCGTCCTGGGCCCTGAGGGCCGGGGCCAGTTGGTCCAGGGCCGCTTTTATGGTGGTTGGTACCGGGGACCAGTCTCCGGAGATAGCTGGGGTGTAGCCAACAGAATTAGCTGAGGATGAAAGAACTACTACCGGTAGAGGAGAGCCGGAAAGGGATACGCTATTAGGGTAGCTTCCTGGGTCAGTATTCCAGGTAGATGGAACCGCGGAATTACTAACCATGGTAAGTGAGGATAGGGGGTTATTGCCCCAAGAATCTACATAGATATCATAGGTAGCACTGGTTACTGAGGCAGAAAACTCGTAGTTACTCCTCAGGGTAGCCGTCATAGCTGAACCAAAACCATCAGGAACAACGCAGTCTGTATCAGTTAGGGTCAGTAGGCCCAGTAGGGTACTACCGAAGATGGTAACGGATGCGGAGTTAATGGTAGTGGTCCCAGCTACCCTGGTGTCATTTCTGAGCTGGATATAATCAATCCCGCCGCCACGACCGGCGAATACCACTGAGCCTATGTCAGAGTTTCCAATATCTAGGACCATTCCTGACACGCCTAAGGGAGTATCATTAACGACCTCGATGCCTGAAGGAAAGGCAATCCCTGATAGGAATAGTCTGCCGGGAGAGCTGTTCAGCCACTTAAGTCTGCTGCTATCGCTGGTGGTTATAATGACGGTATCCCCAGCCAGGGCCGTCATATTAATGTATGGCTTAAGTCTAATGGATGGAGACTCTGTATAGGTGCCTGGGGCTATTATACAGCAGTATCTCTTACCCGCACCGGCATCAGTTATGCTGGAGAGCATTGTAGCAATTGACTTAAATGGGCGTGCCCGTGAGCCCGTCTCGGTATAGGTATTGGTGTTGCTCTTATCTACATAGATAACCTGGGCCTGGCTAAGGGCGGACTCTACAGAAGAAACGCTAGGGGCCTGGTCAGTCTGAGCGCCGTAGGGATTATTAAGGACAGCGGCTGCTCTGGCCAGGGCGGTAGTGTGGTAGAGATTAGTGCCCTCTGACACATCATCAGTTGATAACTGACGGAAGGTGGGGACCGCTGCGGCACCCGAAACAGGCCCCGCCAGTACAGCCTTGGCGCTCTGGGTAGCCAAGACGGCGGTTAGGTCGCCGGATAACACTACAGGAGAGTTACTAACAGTGAACATGGCAGGTAGGACTAGGCCCACACTGGTTACTGTCCCCGCGCCGGGACTGGAGAAAGATAGATTACCGCTGCCGTCAGTGGTGAGTACCTGGTTAGGGAGGCCGTCATCAATTGGCAGGCGAAGGGTTACATTAGCAAGTTGCGAATTACCTGGTAGAAGGCTCGTAGAGTACGAACCATTACGGATAAGGAATCCTTGTGGTCCAGACTCCACCAGGCCAGTGAATACAGGCGATATTTTGCTTCCTGCAATAGCCGCTGCGGCATTTATATCTCCATTTACAATAACGCCAGGAGCTATGGCGGTGGCCCCTTGGGTTCCAATAATATCCCCTAAAAGAGGACCGGTGAAACTTGTGGCACTGCCAGACAAATCCCCTGTAATAGTTCCGTATACTAGAAGATTAGATAATTGAGAGGCGGAACCGACATAGACGGTACCACCACTACCACTGCCACCCTTACTGGGGGCGTTGGGAAGTAGATTAATAGAGGAAAGAGAGGCGACTGCCGCGCTCTGACTATCATCTAGTTGGACGATGGACCCGACAAGGTCAATCCTCTCTAGGTTATAGCGAGCGTCGGCAGTCAAATTCTCGGACAGCCTGAGTCTTAGATTAGGCGTAATACTTGACACGGTGCCGTCCTACTGCGCGTTAGGTGATAGGGCTACCCTTGAGGGTGGCAACCTCTGCCGCCAACCGGGCAATAGCATTCTGAATTGATGTCGGGAGACTAGCCCAATCAGTTGCGTCCTGACCGTCTAATTGGCCGAATTGGGCCGCTGCCCGCTCCCGCTTATTAGGAATCTGGTTGCTTACTGGGACTGTCTTACTAGCTTCTGATGAAGACATGTTATATCCTTTTTAGTTGTTGGTGGCCTGGCAGCCTTTCAGCCGCCAGACCTGGGGGGGTATTAGATAGCGAAGTTCTTGAGAACCGCGATAGCCGCTGGGTGCTTAACCACGAGGGTACCCATTGCCTGCATGAAGGAGACCACTGAGCGCTGGTATCCGCCGGACACTGGCTTCAGGTGGAACTCTGACATCTGGTTGCCCATCGTAACTGGCTCAAAGTCAGTCATGTAGGACTCGATAACCTTCTGTCCGCTCTTAGCCTCTGGCATAGCATAGACCAACTTCTTCTGGACATACTCGGAAGTGATACACTCCAGGCTGTCATTCTGGTGCTGGTAAACGAATTTACGAGCGCCGCGAGTGGTGTCTTCGACGCTGTTAAAGCGGCGGTCCGTCTCACGCGACTCAATCAGACTATCAAGGGCCTCAGGTGCCATGACCAGCTGCTTCCAGCTGTATGCCGACTGACCAACGATGGTCTTAACATTCGACATAAGTTCCTGAATCTGGCTGACATCCAGTGGGTTACCAGCGGCGTCAATCTGTGAGCCTGCCGTTACGCCACTCATGGTGATACCGTGAACAACGCGACCGTCATTAGCTGCCAATGAGAAGAGTCCAGGGATGGCCTCAGTCACATTGCCATAGTCACCAGGGGCTGCCCGGTTAGGCTTCGTTGGCTGACCTGAACGATAGAAATAGTCACCAGCGGCCAGGTTAGTTGAGGCTGGCGAGATATTAGCGCCTGCGGCATCAATAGCCTGAAGGGTAACCTGGTCCAGCTTACGATTTCTGCCGACGACGCGGTAGAGGTTAAGTGCGCTGGCATTGTTACGGGCCGCGCCGCTTGCCTGGTTAGCTGACAGAACATCATTGAATTCAAAGAAGCCAACATGGCCCGGCTCAGTTGCCGCCGCGTTAAGGTTAATGGTAACGAGACCAGCAACCAGGGATACCTCAGTGAGGACCCGGCCAACAACGCCCGTACCGTCACCATAAAGGTCAGCGGCAAGGCGACGCTTGGAGGCTACCGTCTTGGACTCGATTTCCTTGGCGAGTGGCTCAGCGTACTTGGATGGCGACTTACGTGCGCGGTCCCAGACACTGTACTCAATCTCGATGGTGGATGCGAGTTCCTTATAGAGAGCACTACACTCTTGCGTAGTAATCTGCTGCGAGGATGGGAACTGGCCGGTAACACCAGGAGAGACGTACTGGATGGCAGACGGCCCAAGGGATGTCTGAATCAAGAAGTTAAGCTGGCGACCATCTGGGTCCGACACGCGAGCCCGTTTAATCATCTCCCAGTCACGGAAGTCGGTGGAAATTTGGTTACGAACGCCCTCAGAATATGCAATCTGAAGAAATTTGCCTAATTCAAAGGCTGTTACATTTGGAATACTCATGATAAATACCTACTAATAAAGATTAAAGTTTAATTTTTCCGGTCATAAAATCGGTGAGGGCGGAGACCAGATTACCGCTTCTCATATCAGATTTGAACTTCTCTGCATTGGGTGAGGTTTTGGGGCTGTATCCCCTCATTACCTTAGCTGCCGCTGCCTCTTGGGCCGCGACCTTCTTATTGGCAATTACCTTTTGAACCTTCTGCTCTGACTGCTTATTGATAATTTTCCTGAAGGCATTAGATACCTCCCGAAATTCTTTCTCAATTACAGCTGAGGTCAATTCAAAACTTTCTGGATATTGTTCAAGGCGCTTGATTGCCTGGTCCCATACGGCTTGGTCAAGTTGTGCCTCTACCACCGCATCACCCAGTTTCCCGGCGAAACGATGCTTGTCAAAGGCAGGATGTACCACTGACTCAAGGGCCTTCATACTGGAAATTTCTTCCCTCTCTTGAGCCTTCTTAAGGTTATCCTCAACTTGGCGTGACAGCTTCTCGCGCTCCTTGCGCTCGGTGCTCAGCCTTTCTTCCAGGTCCATTCGCTCTAGTTCAGATGGGGTAGCACTCTCGCGTGTCTTCACTCGCTGAAATTCAGCCTGGAGGTGCTTATCGTAGCCTCCTGGGCCTGCAAGTAAATCAATAAGGCCACGTACCCCACCGGAGGAGAATGCACTCTCAACGGCTTCCCAGCTCTGGGCCAGGTCGGTGTACTTTGGTTTTAACTCAGAGAGTTCAGAGGTGGCCTTGTCACGCTCTACTTGATACTTCCGCATTCCTGCGGCCATCTGGACATACTTCTTGAGCTTCTCGCGGTCTTTCCAATCGACGGTTACCTTCTTGCGTCCGCTATCATCTGTGATAATAATCTCTTCGATATCCTTAGAGGTTGCGGCCTCTACGGAGTCAGAAACATTATCCAGGGCGGATGGCAGGCTTACACCAGTCTCATCATTACCATCTGTTGCTCCCTCTAGTGCATCCTCTGCACTGGAGTCGCTGGCCGAAGTGGGCGCAGCACTTTTTGACCCACTGGACACTGTTCCATAGACAGCCTCTTCCACACTTCTGCCACCCTTAAGGGCATCAATTGCGGCTGATACTGGATTAGAAACAATGGGGTCTTTCAATACGGTCGTCATACTTGTCCTCGTTTGCCGTCCAAGAAAGGATAGGCGGTGGGATACCGTCAAACCACAGCGGTCAGATAGGTATTGTCATATAATGTATCTTAACATCATGGGAAAGTCAAGCCTGTTGCTTGGGGCCCATCTGCATTACGTCCAGGGGGGCTCCCGCTCCGGGGACGGCTGGGAGTGGACCGGCTGGGCCTCCTCCTGGCATTCCTCCTGGTACACCGGCTACGGCTGCGGCACCCGCGGCGGCCAGCTGCTCTCTTTCCTTGATATGCCTGTCTATAAGGGCATGCTGCTCAGGGAGTAGGTACTTATATTCAGTAGTCATTACATACTCATAGCAGTATTCCAGCATGTTCTTGTGGTCCTGGAGGTCCCGTGGTGGGATATAGATATCCTTGGCCAGCATCTCCTCAAAGAACTCCCTTTGACGGTCAGCGGCCAGCTGTGTCTTGTCGTATAAACCCTCAAGTTCATTGAGCTTTACCATTTGTAGGATAGTCCTTGTACTAATGCCAGCCTTCTCGAAGAGGGGCATCATATTAAGGACCTCGGTACGCCGGGTAGTTGGGTCAAGAGACAAGGATGCTCCGTACTCTACGGTAAGGTCGAATCCCCCATCAATATCCGCGCCCTTGATATCAATGGCCTCAAATGCCTTCTCTTTTCCGAGAACATGTATCACCCTACTCTCCTCCCAATACTTACGAATTAGGTTAAGGTAGAATCTGTATACACTCTCGGTCATCATTACGTACTTATTAAAGAGGCGGTGCCTAATTAGGTTGGCCTGATTAGTGGCGTACTGCATTAGGAACCCGGACTGCTCCCTGGACTGCTGCCCGAACATGGCCTCGTTAACGCCAGCCATATCATCAATCCCCTGTTTAGCCTGTTGAATAAGCTGAGGAAATGCGGCTGGCAGTGGCATTGGTTCCATGAAATGTGGGGGCTGATTGCCGGTAATCTTAATAATATCCCAGGGACTATTGGTGATAGCGCCGTCGGCAATCTCTGCGCCCTCGGGAAGTATCATTCTGGCGACCCCGTGAGAGTGGAGGTTATCCAGCATCACGTTAAACATCTTGTTATAGGTCTCTTGCAGGGAGGTCTCGTAGGATACTACGGCCTTTCCCCAGACAGCGCCTGGCATGTCGATATCAGTAAAGATGTGGTAGGGGAGGACGGCCTTGGATGGCATCGGCTTATCGGACATCTCTCCCATACCCTCAACGCCCCGATTCTTAGGGGAACTAAAGCGCATTGGGTTAGGGGCGACATCAGTGAGCAGCTCGGCATTCCTGGTCATGAAGCAGAAGCGGCCAATCATACCATTATATGGCAGGCCCTTCTCCCAGTATTGATAAATCTCTACCACATCGTAGCGTTTATCGTTAAAGTTTCTATTAGTGCCGTACTCAGTCCTACGAGTTTCCTCCGTAATCCTGTACTTATCCAGCGTGTCCTTATGCTCAGGGAACCTGTAAAGGGCCTCATCATAGGGCATAAAGATGCGCTCGAACATGTACTTTATTTCTTCTATACGGGTAGCGTCCGGGTCAATATAGATATCCCAGGGAGATGGTACCGTAAAATCAATATCACCCTCCATGGTCAGTTCTCCGGAGGCCTCATCAAAGTCTACGATGTCTCCCTTGTCCGGGTCCCATACCGTCCTTACTATACCCGTACCATAGATAAGGGTATTAAGGGATGCCTGGTCAAATAGTTCCTGCATCTGATACTTACGGATAGCGAATCGTATCAGCCGGTCAGCGGCGTCCGCCTTTCTGCGGTCAGATGGGTCATTGCTCGTAGGACGGGTGACTACCGTTGGTGGATTGGCGGATAGTTGGGAGTGAATTAGTCTAGTATTCTTAAAGGCGTAATTGACACCGACATTAGGATTACTGCTATCCACATCAGAGATACCTACCTGCATCTCGGACTCAAAGGATACGGATACGCCCGGACCTGATGGCTTTCCCCTGGTATTGAACAGGGTGGTCTCATTCTCCTGCCACTGACTCTCAAAGGTCTTACGGGAATCTATACAAAAGGACAATCTTTTATAAAGTTCTTGACTGGCCTGTTCAGGCGTCCAGATAATTATCCTAGCCATTAGTAGTCCTGCTCTTGTTCTTGTTCTTTGAAATTAATACCGTAATCACCGAATACTGCCGATAGTTTTTCCATCATTGCCGAGTGTTTCTCGGTATATGGATGCTGACAGGAGATATGGTGATAAACCTTTTGCAGAAACTCTACTGCCTGTTCTTTATTAACATCAGCCGCCATACACTCCAGTGCATATTCGATTTTATCATCTAATGACGGGGCTTTGCAATGAGTTTCTTCTACTGTTGGCGGGGCCTTTTGGCTGAGAATAGATATTTTTATTTTCATAGAGTCCTCCTTCCTCGTGTAGCAATAACTAAAAGCTGGGCTAGTTTCTTTTTCTCTATCTGTATTTTTTTCTTCTCGGCCCTGACCGCCAGTAGGAGGAGGGCAGTTACGGGAAGTGCCAGGTGTATGGCTACTAGAAATTCTACCATCTGGTTCTTCCCCTTGTGATTTTCCAGTATTTTCTATTATTAGAGGATAACTGCATTGCTAGTTTATTGTCTTTTTTGCGCTGCTCATTAGCCGTTCTTAGCTCTGCCTGCCAGGAGAGACCCGCGGTAATTCCCTCGTACTTCGGCATACAATCCACGAAATACTGTGCGCTATCAAGGAGATGGAAGGAGCTGCTATTAACAATCTTATTAGCGCCCGTCTCTGACCAGCGGCATGTCTCGAACTCGTCCACCAGGTCAGTACACCAGCTGGATATCCGGATACGGGGGCCAATTGCGGATTGCAGTCCCTTGATAAGTTCGGCCTTTCGGTCATTCTTACGGTAGGGTGTCATATAGGTGAGCCCCATTGAGGCGGCGGTAGCCGCGTACCAGGGGTTAGCTGAGTCGCAGATACGCCTGACTATATTAAGCCCGGCGGTTCTCTTCTGAACCTCCTTAACCAGGTCGGATGGTACGAAAATGCCCGTGATATAGTCTGCCCTGACGCAGTACCATATCCCGTCAGCGGGGTCTTCGGCCCAGATAGTGAATCCGAACTTACTCTTGGTGGCGGGGTCGCTTGATTCCACATGACGCCAGCCAGGTGAGTAACCTGGGGGGTCAGTTACCATGCTCTCTCTATTAAAGAAGTAGACCATGTCGTCACCAGTCAGCCAGTCGCCTGAAAGGACTGTGTTTTTGTAGGCATCTGAGTAGGTGGCAAGGGAGGAAAGAATCTTGAGCTTATCCTCATCGGTATAGATGGGATTATCGAACATCCTGAACTGATACTTCTTGGCGTTATGGCCGTCCGAGAGGTCGATAAGTCTTTGAATATCTCTATTTATTTGCTTGGGGGTAAAGGTGGATAAGAAGTACCCCTTATGGGCCTGGACCCTGCGATGGAGCTCCTCTAGTAGCTTGACACTGCCTGGCATCTCATCTAACCAGACGTAATGAGCCACGAAACCCTGGAGTTTTTCCTGGGCCTCTTTCTCATTATGGTGGGAGCCGTAGATTATTGTACTCCCAGTTGGCTTATATGTGAGTTTTTGGACAACACCGCCCTGGCGCTGAACATGGTAGGAGTCCGGCTCTAGGAAAGAGATAATCTTACGGTGTAAGACCTCCTCTACCTGCTTAGTTACCCTACCGACTACCAGAATTTGGAGTGGGGCATCTCCCCAGTCCTTAGGACGTTTCCATTTTGGGTGAGTTTCAGTGAGAACCCAGGCTACCTCACGGGCAGCTAACTGGGATTTGCCAGACTGATTACCGGCGGTTACATATCTGTGAGAAATAATTCCGATGTCATCGAGAACGGCCTGTTGGGCGTCATTGGGCCTACTCCCCTTGCGAGCAGCATCAAAACACTCCTGCATTTCTAGCCGTTGCAGTCGTTTAACTGCGGCGGCCAGCTGCCGTGGGTCCTGCATCTTAGTCTTCCTGAATGACCCAGGCCGCGTCGATAGTGACGGCACTACCCGCGCCTGTGGTCACCACTAATTCTCCGATAGAGAGCAGTGGGAGGTAGGTTTGGTCAGCCGCTATGCTTACATTCAATTTAATATAGACTATTCCGTTAGCGGTAATGGCCACGGTCTTGCTATCCACGGCCACCTGTGGGCCTATCCTGGTCCTGAGCTTGGCGGTGATACCCGCTCCTGCTGTCACCGCACTGGCGCTGATGGCGAGGACCATACTGGTACTGCCCCCGGCTGTGATGGTGAATGTGCTACTGATAGGGGTATTGGTGGCGGATGCTCCCACTACGGGGGCATTGGGGAGGGAGATTAGGCGGGGAATCCATGCGTTCATTGGGATGAAATCCTAGAAGGTTAGTGGCAGGGGTATTATAACAGGGATATTACGGAAATGGAAGGGAGTTTGTAAAAAGAGGGGGGCAGCCTTTCGACCACCCCCCCAATAGATTAGGTTACATCAATATCCATACCAGAAACTGTAGGGAAATCAGCGCGTTGTATAACAACTCCCTGTCCGCCTATCTTGATGATAATCATCTTTGACAGAAGGTAAGAGGCTGGTCCTGTAATCCTGGCTAGGAATCTGCCGGGCGCAGCCACTCCTACTGCGAACTTGAAGCTGACTACTACCTTCTTCTTTCCTGGAGAGGTATATACTGCCAACACCCGTTTCCATTGAACGAGTGGGACGGCGGATACTGATACCAGGGCAGGCGTGCTGAGGGCCATATCCAGAAGCTGATTGCGTGCCACAGATGTCTGAGACACTACCGCTGGTACAACCTTGAAGTAGGAGAACAGCTGTCCTGGACCTACTAAGAAGTTTCCTGCCACGTCCTGTGCCGTCGTAACAGTTACCTGCACCAGTCCAGGGGCCGTAGGAGTAATCACTGCGGAGTAACTACTGCCTGAGCCACTGAAAGAGGATACCGAGCAATTGGTCAGAGACAGGGTACTCGCTGAGAATCCGGTTACAGACTCAGAGAAAGTAAAGGACATGTTAACTGAGGCGGCCCCAGAATTAGCGGAGTAGGCTACATCCGGAGAGGTAACCGACACCGTAGGAGATACCGTATCGTAGGTAAAGCTGTAGGTATTACTTACAAGATTACCATTGCCTGCGGAATCGTCCGCCGAATCCGCTGGAAGGGTGACTGATACAGCGCCCTGTCCAGAGGGTACAACGGTAAAGGAATAGCTACTGCCTGAGCCACTGATACTTGCAACCGTACAATTACTAAGAGACAGGGCACCCACCACCAGGCCAGTCACATTCTCTGAGAAGGTAACTGACATGAGAACCTCTGAGCTATTCGTACTGCCAGCGTTAGCTACAGTAGAGGAGGTCAGTGTTGCGGTTGGAGAAATGCTGTCACTAGAAATCAGGGCCGTCTCTTCAGCTGTTGCCGTAGAAATTGCCCAACTGAATCCGGCGGCACTGCCCTTGTAAGAAGTAGAGCCACTGGAGGTCAGGAACAAATTACTGCCGACCACAAAGGCCCTACCCTGTGTACCAGTCGTACCGAATCCTGTACTTGTCAGGAATGCGGCATCTTTAGTAAAAGTGGTAAGGTTGGTGCTTTTCAGTACGCCCGTAGATGTTGCAGCCGTTGCTGTATTATACTGAGTACCCACGTATAGAGAACTGTTATATTCAGCTATATTAATTACACCGCCAGTTACTGATACTGACGAGGTGAATCCTGTATCCCTAGTTCCTTGGGCATTTAGTTTTACAATCTGACCGGAGGTACTTACTCCTTTATAGTTTGCAAAAAGTCCTGTTGCGTAAAGACTACCATTTGACCCCACAACCACGCCCAAGACTGTATTATCAAATCCCGTTCCTCCTACCCAGTCAGCGGCAATTACTGCGTTAGATTTATTAATCTTAGTTATTCTGGGCTGAGATACGTTATTATGAAATGAAAAGTTTCCTCCCAGATATAAATAATTAACATCCTGAGCCATTGCTCCTATAGAGATACCACCGGTAGAATTTCCGCCAAGGTTGGGTGATGGCACAAACGTAGCATCAATACTGCCTGCACCGGAATTTCCAGTGACATCAATCTTGACTACCCTTGGTCTATTGACAGTGCCTTGGACACTTGTTGCTGTGGCCAGGTTGGTCGAGTCACTTACTCCGACGTAAACATAATTTCCGTCTGAGATAAGGGCTAAAACCGTACTACTTACAGTTACAAAGGACTGTACTGTATTGTTATTTACCAAGAATTTCCTGAGAAAGTTACTACCACTTTGATTGGTTCCGCCCATGATAACAAATGTTTTATCCGGAGAAAGAACGAGTGCCCTGACTGCGTTTCCAGCCACAGGTTTCCAGCTGGTATCAGCCGCCCCTGTGACTAGATTAAATTTAGCCAGACCGGTGTATCCTGAAACTCCGTTGACTGTTGTGAATGTTCCGCCAGCATATACCGTATCGCCGTCCTGGGCAAAGGCATAGACTGTTCCGTTAAATAATGGCATTGTCGCCATAAAATTCCTTTCGTAAAAAAGGGGGCCGACCTTTCGGCTGGCCCCCCCGAGGTTTCCTGGGTATTACCCTAGAATTACTTCATGTACTTGACTTGAACCTGGTCGCCTTCAGTGATTTCACTCACGCCACCAGAGGCCAGCTGACCCATGAAGGTAATGCGAGTAACTTCTCCGTTGAAAACAGATACTTCGTAGTCGATGCCTTCAACTGCATAGAGAGGGCCAACGAACATGTGAACGCTGTGCTCCATAGCCTGCATTGACAAATCAATGTATCCCTGCGATGCCTGCTCAGCCGAAATTTCCATCGTCTCTTTGCGTGGGAGCACTGCTTCCAGAACGTCAAGACGGCCAGAGAGCATGCTCTCAGCGCCTTCAGCACGAGAAACTTCAGAGGACAAGAGACCCTCAATACGAGATTCTTCATCCATAGCGCGGGTTTGTTCGTCTAGTACGTCGCCAGCAAGAGCCTCTTCGGCTGCCATAGCACGGCTCTGCTCGATGGAGATATCACCTGACAGTAGGGCTTCAGCTAACGTGGCACGAGAGGTTTCGGAGGTGACAAGGCCTTCGATGCGAGACTCTTCACCCTGAGCACGGTTTTGCTCTACAGATACAGCAGCCTCACGAGCCGACTGCTCAGCACTTACTGCCGCCTCACGGTCCGAGATTTCCTGCTCAAGCTGAGACTGAAGACCTGCTTCTACATCAGTTGCGCGGGTAACTTCTTCTTCGAGCGATAACTGAATAGCGGCTTCAGAGTTAGTTGCGCGAGTAACCTCAGCAGCAAGTTCCACAGCCATGGAATTGCTAATACCCTGAGCAAAGTCCATTGCTGCCTGGCTAGCAGAAGAAACAGCGGCTTCGCGGTCCGAGACTTCCTGAGTAAGGAGGCCTTCGATACGTGATTCTTCACCCTGAGCGCGGCTCTCTTCAGCAGAGACAGCAGCCTGGCGGTCAGAGACTTCCTGGCTAAGAGCAGAGTTATTGCTCAGAACGTAGGAGGCGAATGCAGTATCGTTAGTTGTATCAACACTGTTGATAAGCTGGACAATCTCAGCGAAAGAATCTTTATCAGCATCAGATGCCAAAAGGATTGCATCAACGCGACCCTTTTCCGTATTGATAGCTGATTGGAGACCCGACTCAGCCGACTCGGCGCGGTTCTTCTCCGTAAGGACCTCAGCAGATGCGAATTCCTTGGCATCTTTTTCGGCCTTAGCAACAGAGCCTTCTACCGTGTCTTCGCCTTCAACAATATCCAGACGCGAAGAAAGAGCAGAGGTTTCCGCATCGCGGAGTTCTTCTTCTTCCAGAATTTGAGCATCGGTGTAATCTTTAGCTTCCTGCAAAGCAGAAGATACTGCCGACTGACGAGCTGATTGCTCCGAAGAGACAGCCGATTGGCGGTCAGAAATTTCCTGGTCCAACTTGTCTTCGATACGCTCCTCTTCGCCCATGGCGCGAGCCACTTCAGCCGAGTGAGCGGCCTCGTTATTAACGAAGCGTGTGTCGATAGCAGCCTCTTGGCCCTGAGCACGAGAGGTTTCAGCAGAGATAGCACTTGACAGAACGCCTTCGGCAGCTAGGGCACGGGCAACCTCAGTGGTAACGAGACCCTCAATACGGGCCTCTTCACCTTCGGCGCGAGACTCTTCAGCAGAGACGGCGGCTTCGCGAGCGGACTGCTCAGCACTAATAGCAGACTGGCGAGCAGACTGCTCAGAACTAATGGCCGACTGACGGTCACTAATCTCTTGGTCTACCTTGCCCTCAATGCGGGCCTCTTCCGACATAGCGCGACCTTCTTCGTCAGCCATATCAGAAGCAAGGGAACTCTCAACGCCCATAGCGCGTGAACGCTCGGTGGAAACTTCGGTGTCCGTGTAGTCTTTGGCTTCCTGGAGGTTATTGGCTACGGTTGTTGCCAGCGCAGCGCCGACACTTTCGTCTGCTTCAATCGCATCAGCGATTTCCTTGAGGGTATCCAGCATGCCTGGTGCGCCGTTGATAAGCGACGTAATGGCAGAATCTGTGTAATCCTTAGAATCCTTCAAACTCTTGGCGACTGAGCCTGGGACGCTGTCAGCGCCTTCGATGGTCGAGAGACGGCTGGAGAGTGCACTCTCGGCAGCTTCGGCACGGGTCTCTTCAGCAGAGACTTCCCGGTCCACGAACTGCTTGTTGACCAGCTGGTCCGCGTCAACTGCATATCCACCGATGGTTGGTGCAGCCAGGAACTCAAACTTGTTGCCACCAGAAAACTTGAACAGGTCCTGCTCAAATTCTCCGTTGTCAATCAATGCCTTGATTGGTTGGTTGTTAAGCAGCAGAATCTTGCTGCCGTCTACTGCCCGGTCGGCAATAAACTTCTTTTTAATTTGACTCATACTATTATTTTCCCCTTAAAAGAAATACTCTACTACTAGGACATCCCCAATTTCCAGAAGTCCGTCTAGTCCTAGGTTGGCCCAGACAAGCTCACTGTCATTTTGGATAATAAAGTCTTTGTAGAAGATTTGGTTAGGACCCCCCTCTGGGGCCACTCTAATCTTTTCCCACGAAATGGGTGGCTTTGTCAACACTATTCTTTTGTCGTTTAGATGTTCTTGACGAATTGTAATAACGTCTACTTTTGTCATATCTCCGTATCCTACAAATTCGGCCAGTCTGTCTATCGCATCCTGGACATTAGAGGCATCTACCTGACCAGATTCCCGGTCGTAGTTAAGATTTTCCCCGATAAATCCCGGTACTCCCGGTATGAATGTTGCCACTTATCCCCCTGCTTCAATAATTCTCACATCAATTGACACGGTTCCGGACACTGCCCAGAGCACGGCCCCTGGTGCTATATCCAGGGCCAGGGCCTCTCCTCTAGCGATTGGGTAGCCAACTCCTGAGGAGGCCTGCGCCGCGCTGAATCCTAGGTACAGGGTGCTTCCATTGGGTCCATTATGCCGGATAATGACACCCTTGCGGTCCGTAAGTCCAGCCGGTAATAGAATTATAGGTGTACTATTTACATTTACCTGACTTGCCTTAGCGGTGTTCGCGGATTGGATGTTAGCAGACATCTGTCCATTTGACAAGCCCTTAGCCCTAAGCTCAAAACTGCAAGCCCCAGTAAATACTGCCCTAGCCTGTATAACACCCATTGCGGTGGCGGCTTTTTTAAGGTCAAGTTGGGTTGATGGGGAGGTAATGTTAGAGTAGGTAATTACTTCTTTTTCCTTACCCTCTTCTGTAATTGTACTGAGAGTAACGGTAAGAGAGCCAGAAATACTAGAGACAAACAGAGAAGTTTGGAAAGTATCAGAATCAAGTGTAAAGACTCGGGAGAGTGAACCAGCTCCACTTGTGGACTCCTTCATTATGAGTATAACTTTTCCGGCCTCTAATGGTGTCATTTGGACCCGGTGATAGCTATGCCACTCTTTTCCAAGAAGGCCTCAAGTTCAGCCTGACTCATTTTGCCAATGGCCTCATCCTTGTATTTTACAGGAGCATCCTTGGGAGTTTTATTGGAGAGTTCGGCCAGCAGCTTTATCATGGCCACGCGGGCCCCCTGCACCTTTATATCGGTGGATAGGAGAATTTCCTCGGCGGCGTCCAGGGCCAGGCTGAATAGGTATTCCAGGCGTTGCCGGTACTCATTCTGGTCCAAGAACCATTCCCGGAATCCGGGCTTTCCCCACCAGTCCTTAAGCTGACTGCTGCCGGTAAGTTGCTGGGCCTCTGCCAGGGTGATAGCAGATATCTCAATTATTGGGTTATCTGCGAGGCGGACAACCAGCCTAGCCTTTACCTGCCTTTGGCTGGGGGTAGGGATGAAGATAAGCTCATGGGCCGCCACTGATATGATATTAGTGGGAGTGGTTCCATTGCCCCCATCGTTATTGCTACTTTTTCGCACAAATGTCCTTATTCGGGGGAGGGACTCCCCGCTGGCACAAGGCCAGCAGGAAGCCGCAGGTCCACAACGGCAACTCCACGGGACATCGCTACGGAGGAGAAATAGCGATTGGTGAGGAGCCAGTCAAGCTGGTCCCGTAGTCGGGAGGAGGAAACACGGAGATGCCTTGATAATGGACCCAGATTAAGAGTTACAGAGAGTCCGCTGCGAATGACGAAATGATGCTCGCCGTAAAGCATTAGAATAAGTAGCTTATACGGGATTAATCTATTTCTTAAAGGCTTAGCGGGCATGCTATATTCCAATGAGAGCACTGGTAATATATTAGGCAATTACCAAGATGATGTCAATAGATTTCTCTTGACAGGGAATCTGGGTAGGGTAGAATTGACTGTACACACACAACAGGTATCTTTTCTTTTTCTCTTTTTCTTTAAGATGATAGAGCTAAGGTCCTCTTGTATCCCTTCCAGCCATCCCTAGTATCCAGCCAGCCTACAGTCAAATAGTCCTTATTCCAAATACTTACATAGGCCCCACATGGGGAGTAGCAAAAGTACATCAATGAGTATGGCTAATGGTATCTTCATGTTGGGAGCATATTCCAATATCATCACCCATACCTGATAGTGACATATTCCATCCTTTCAGTAACTTACGTCAGAAAACCTGACAAATGGGCCCCCTCACACGGCAGTTTTGCCACTTTCATATCTCGCTAATAATACTACCATTTCAGGTAATGTCCTCCACGGATATCCGCCAGTAATCCGCCAGAATATCACAGCTAAGCGACCGACTTTACAGGTATTTATCCCCCAGTGTGGAGAAGGAGATTCCATTAGCGGCGGCTTGCTAACCCACTTGGCAGGTCTAGCCAAGCGTCTAGGCGTGTGGACTCATATGACAGGGGGGACTTTACAAGGGTCCTAGGATTTATTTTTACCCCGGACTAAAGTTTTTACCGGACTGACCGTAAAGATAGGAGTGAGAAAACAACGGCACGTAACAAGAGGTGAAAAAATGACACTGTTTATCGGCGTAACAGCAATGTTTACATTCGTAATACTGGCACTAATCATTCAGGAGGTTTTATGAAAACCATAGCAACGGGTTATTTGGACGGCAAAAAGGTTAATATCGTACGGATATCTCACGTAAAAATGAGGACGGTGGGCGCTACTGGGAATGACTACTATGCCTCAATCGAGCTTGATGACGGGACCGTGGACCTTCTCGCGTATGTTGACCGGCTGCAATTCATTATAGGCCCTATCGACTAACAGGAGTATGAGATGGAATCCGTGATGATACTTGTAATCGCCATGCCACTGGCCATGGTACTAGGACTGGTAACGGTTGGCGGGGTGTCGGCGGCCCTGCGGGAACGGGCAGAATTGAGATACATTGAGCGTATGGAGCGTGAGCTTAGTCCGTTTATACATATGGACGATGTCATGGTGGCAGAAAAAATTGAACATACACCCACTATTAAAAGGAATGTAGCATGAAAAATTCACGTGTATACCCCATAGGCATGGGACGGGCATTGCGGGACTCGTATCTGCGGACTAACCTATCACAACGCATTGAGGGCATTTATTGGTATCCTAAGGTCCACAACATGACACTGAAACTGGCCAAAAAATACAATCGGCCATTGTTTCAGGTGGCTGGAATCATCGCGGCCTTGAGTCCTAGGAATAAGTTCGGGCGTAATATGGTGGATGCGGAGTCCATTCTGCGTGACGGTCGGGCGGCGGTGGTAGCAACATTCGGTGCAAATAAGCGTAAGGCACTGTGTATCCTTGAGGCGTTGGATTACGATGAGGTCCTAGATATCCTAAACGGTAACAAGGTAAAGGCATTTTACAGTAATATCTATCACGCCGGTCACGATAAGGAGGTAACCATCGACGTGTGGATGATGAGACTGATGGGTATCGAGGGTGCGATGTCAGACCAGAAGTATCAGGATATCGCGTTCGCGGTCAGAACCATTGCACAGCAACTGCGCCTATCGCCTAAGGCATTACAGGCGGTGACATGGATTGAGGCACGCGGTGCAGCCTTCTAACCTACGGGCGGCGGTTGAAATAGTGTAATGATTACAGATGTTTATACGATTGTACTAAAGTTTTAGGCCGTGGTGGCCGATAAGCTGGATAACAATAACGGGGGCTTTATGATTAATTTTACGGGGCAGGTTGGCACTAAGAGTATCAATAATTTTTTGGCATTTAACGATGAGATGAACATGCGGGGTAAGATGTCAACGGGTCCGCGCTATCGGCGGATTGATACGGGCACGGTGCTGGAGTCTGTGGCACGGGTGGCTGAAAAGATGGGACACCGTATCGAATCGGTCACGGCGCGGGCATCTGGACGCACTAGCACTAAGCACGTGGTACGGGTCAGATTCTCTGAGCTGCGCGGAACGGGTGATGACAGGTATTTCCCGGAGCTCGTACTGTTCAACTCCTATGATGGCGAGCAATCACTCAAGTTGAGCACGGGACTTTTTAGGCTGATTTGTAGCAATGGCCTAACCATCGGTGAGGGTATCACGGAACACGATAGGGTACGCCACGTGCAGGGACCCATGACTGAGGACTTCATCAAGAGGATGGACTACCAGATTGCCGCGTGTATCAGTGCCCTTGAGAATATCAGCGGGACCGTGCAGCGCCTGCAGAATACGCCGCTTACCATGGTGGCTGAGCTCAAGGTGGTCAATGGGCTGGGACTCTCTAAGCGCATGCAGAAGGCCCTGTCAGGTGTACGGGCGGGCCGGTACGGGCGGGACACCGCACCAAATATGTGGGCATTCTACAACGCGGTCAATGAGGTCCTGCGGCGCGGCGGGCGTGGCGGACTGGCCAATGAGGTCCGTAATGATGGACTCCTACAGACGATTGAGCAACTGGCGGCCTAGTATTATCCATGCGGCGGAGCCGGGTCGATGTCAGTAGTGAATCGACCGGTCTCCACCACCACTAGGAGGAACCCCGTGAGTGATGAATTCGATTGGCAGCTGGCAATTGAAACGCCTAAGCAATTAGGTGTATGGCCGACAAGGAAACCGCGTGAGTTTATTGAGGTAGTAACACAGGAACTGGAGGATGCGAATGGATGCGATTGGGATTCTATCAGGCGTGCCTGCCCTTACTGTCACGGCAGTAACGCTAGCCCTTGGGACCATTATGTTTATCATAGCGGTCGGCCTGCTACGGCAAAGGATTAATGGCGGCGCGGCGGCGGAGGCGGGGGGGTCAAAGGCCCCGCGGCTGCGGCTGGTCGACCAGAAAAAAAGTACTCAAGTTGTGGTCAAATAATGCCGATAAGGCGGCAGGAGGTATGATGTCAAGGCTTTTTTCTAGTAGCGGTGAGGCGGCGCAGACGGCGCACGAGAGGTGGCAGGCGCGTATCAGGGCCCATAGGCTCAAGTTATCCCTGCTGAAGATTAATCAGTTGATACAAGAGATGCGTGATTGTTACGGTTCAGAACACAACAAGAAGGAGGAGAATGTATGAGTACGGAACGTGCAATTATCAGGGTCTTGGGTGAGGCGGCGGTCACTGGCCAGTTCATTGGGATAGACTTTATCAAGGGCGATGGCAGCCTTCGCTCGATGGTCTGTAAGGTGGGTCCGGATGCGCTGGACAGGCTGGGCCGGGATATCATCACGGTCTTCGATGTCCGTGCCAAGGGATACCGTAGCTTTAATATTAATAGCGTGGTCTATCTCACGCATAATGACACTAACACCTTCGGATTCTAGGAGGGGCGGCGATGAGTAGCAACAAGTACCGGGTAGTACCGATGACGATTGAGGAGCAGGACGGTGACGGGCTGGCCGTCACGCAGGTAAAGCACGCCGCGGACGAGGATGCCGTGGAATTCTGGGCGGTGCAGCAGCGTGAGGACGGGCGGTGGTACACCGTGGATGACTTCCATTCACTGTCCGATGCCGAGGAATTCTTGCAACAACTGATTGATGGAGATGAGTGATGAATAAGTTCTTCGTGATTAGAAAAGATGGCAGCCTTGCTGCGGCACAGTCCAGCCTCGGCGGAGCGATGGATTACATGGGCGCGGGCCGGCTGCTCTATATGGGCACCCCCACTGAGGCAACGGCAATCATGCGGACGCTGGGTCATAAGGGAGCTGCGATACCTGAGGCGGGGGCACTGTTGGCCATAGGACTGGATGCCAGTGAGGGGCGGGAGCTGTGAGAGTGGTAGGTTTGCTGTAACACTATAATCACAAGCGGGGTTGGTGAAAAGTGCAAACAATAAGCAGGGATAATTTTTTTCAGGTGTTCCAGGATTA